AAAAGTTTCCCCAAATAGATGGGGCGAAGCCTAAGCCAACTCAAAGAGTTGCCTCGGCTGTAAGAACAACGGCATCAGGCCGCCGCACTGTGAAACTCACACCCTCACAGGTAGCTATCGCAAAAAAACTTGGTGTGCCACTTGAAGAGTACGCAAAACACGTGAAGGAGGCGTAAATGACTGAGACAAAAATAAACAAAACCTCACGCAAATTAGAAACCCGTGAAAAGGATGCTCGAAAGAGGGGATGGGTTCCTCCTTCGAACTTAGAAGCACCTGAACCACCCGAAGGTTTTCACCATCGGTGGGTAAGAGCTGAATATCGTGGCATGGCTGATGAAAAAAATATCATTGGTAGGCTACGAAGTGGATATGAATTTGTACAAGCAGAGGAATATCCCGATAGAATGGATTTACCATCTATTGCTGACGGCAAATACAAAGGTGTCATAGGTATCGGCGGATTATTATTGATGCGTTGTCCTGTTGAAGTAAAAGAGGATCGGGATGATTATTTCCGTAATCTTACAAACGATAAGACAGCAGCTATTGAAAGTGATCTACATAAAGATGAGCACCCTAGCATGCCAATCCATCAGGAAAGGCAAAGCAGAGTAACATTTGGGGGCAAGAAATCTTAATGAGTAAGATTAAAATGTCTCCAGATAAGTAATAGGAGACTAATATGGCTAATATAGATGCCGCATTCGGTTTACGTCCAATTGCTAAAGTAGGTTCGGCTCCAGGTGGGACAACTGGAACTACTAAATACTCTATAGGTGATAACCAAGGCACTGCGATCTTCACTGGCGACCCCGTTAAATATAAAAATGACGGAACTGTTGAAGTAGCTACTGCAAGTGATCCACTTTTAGGAGTATTTATGGGTTGTTTTTACACAGATCCAACTACTGGCAAACCGACGTTTCGGAATTATTTTCCTGCATCGTTATCTCCAGGAGATGCGATTGCCTTCGTAGCAGATGATCCAGATCAAATGTTCGTGGTACAACAAGATTCAGTAGGTTCTAATCTTGTGGCGGCAGACCTTAACTTAAACGCTAACTTAATCTTTGGCGCAGGAAGCACTACAACAGGTGTTTCTGGTGTTGAGATTGACTCAAGCACAGGTGCAGCAACAGCTACACACCAAGTAAGATTGATTGATTTTTATGATATACCAAGTAACGACGCGACAGCGAACAACAGTGAATTGGTTATCAAAATTAATAACTCTGTTATGAATGGCGGTACAGGTACTGCAGGCGTATAATAGGAGGGTATTATGGCTATTAATAGAGCCCAACTGGCGAAAGAGCTAGAACCAGGCCTAAACGCCTTGTTCGGAATGGAGTATTCTCGTTATGAGAACGAGCATGCAGAAATATTTGACAATGAAACAAGTGACAGAGCTTTTGAAGCAGAAGTAATGTTAGTTGGATTTGGTGAAGCTGCTGTAAAGCAAGAAGGTTCCGCTGTACAATTTGATACAGCTCAAGAATCTTTTACTGCTAGATACACTCACGAAACTGTTGCATTAGCATTCAGTTTGACTGAGGAAGCTGTCGAAGACAACTTGTACGATACTTTATCGGCTCGTTACACAAAATCATTGGCACGTTCAATGGCATACACAAAGCAAGTTAAAGCAGCGAACATTTTAAACAATGCTTTCTCAACTGCTGGCGGCGATGGTGTTTCTTTAGTAAACACTGCTCACCCAACTGCTTTAGGTGGAACTTTCTCAAACAGAAGTTCAACTGATGCTGACTTGAACGAAACCTCATTAGAGCAAGCAATGATTGATATTGCAGGCTTTATCGACGAAAGAGGGCTAAAAGTTGCAATGCAGGGAAGAAAATTAATCATCCCAGTAAACATTCAATTTGTAGCTGATAGAATTTTAAATTCTACTCTAAGAGTTGGTACGTCTGATAATGATATCAACGCACTCAGAAACATGGGTATGTTACCAGATGGTTATACAATTAACCATTATCTGTCTGATACAGATGCATACTTCATTAAAACTGATGCTCCTAATGGATTTAAACACTTCACAAGAGCTGCCCTTGCTACTGGCATGGAAGGCGATTTTGATACAGGAAACATGAGATACAAAGCACGTGAGAGATATAGCTTTGGTTTCTCAGATCCTAGATGTGTATACGGATCTCAAGGTTCATAAGAATTAACTAAATCTTTCTTAGGTGAAGAAGGCGCTTGTAAGAGCGCCTTTTTTATTTTACAATACTTATCCCAAGACTTAACAAGACAACTAAAAGGAGGTTGACATGGGAACAACGACATTTTCAGGACCTATTAAGGCTGGAACAATTAAAGACACAGCAGGTAGTACAGTAGGTACTGACGTAGCTAATACAGGTTTTGTATTAATGGCACAATCTGCAAATATAACTTTTGGTGCGAATGGTAGCACAACTACAATTGCAACACTACCAGCAAACAGTCA